ACGGTCGGGGTGAGCAGGCGGGCGACCTTCTGATCGGGGAGCAGGATGTAGGACGAGTCCGCGATGACGCGGTATTCTGCAGAGGGTTTGAGGGAGTCTTTCTTCATGGGAGATTAGTTGATGACGCCACGGATGGCGGAGTCGTAGATGAGTAGGGCGTCGGCGTTCCAGTCGTAGACGTCGGTCTGCGGGAACAATTCCTTCGCCCGGGCTTTCAGGTGCTTCTTCCAGCCTGAGCCGTGGTCGGCCTTCTTGCCGACAGGGTGCGTCTTCTGCCATGCCTTGGGGTCGATGCGGCGGACTTGCCAGCCCATGGCGACCGAGGCGCCGTAGATGACGCCGACGTTGAATTGCAGCTTGGCGATGGACGCGGCGGGAATCTTCGGGCCGTAGCCGGCCATGGAGGGCGTCTCCAGGTACAGTGCCACGGACTTGGTCTTGCAGGAGAGTTCGGCCATGAGCTCGCAAATCTCCACGTCGCTGTCGGGCATCTTGCGGGCCTCGACGCCGTGTCCGTCGACCGACCATACGAAGGCGCCGTTGGCACCGGGGTCGACCGCGATAATCATATGAGCCATGTGGCAAGACTCTTTAACGAGGGTACGGGGACAAGCGGAAAAGATTGGCCACGCGCAGGGCGTAGTCGTTAGGGCGGAAGCCTCGGCTGCGGGCCTCCGACCAGCCGACGTTCCAGACCAGCGCCATTTGCTCGGGGGTCGGGTTGGTCATCCCTAGGCGGTGGAAGTTGGAGCGTATCCAGCGGAGGTGAGAGGCCGCGATCATGTCCTGAGCGGTCGCGTCACGCCACTTCGACCAGGGGAAGAAGTAGTGGCCCTCGGCCTTGAGGCGGGCGGAGGCGTCATCCCATGCCTCCTTGCCGACCTGATACATACCGCGTTCACCGGCCTTGCCGACGGCCTTGCGGTTGTGCCCGGACTCGACCTCGGCGACGGCGGACAGGAAGGCCGCGTCGGACTTGGCTTCGGCGTTCAGGCCGAGCAGGAGCAACGCGACGATGGAGAAGCGCTGGTTAAGGGTCATACGCGGCGGGGGACTTGGCTGCCGGCGACCTCGAAGCCGTCCAGGGTGTAGGAGTAGGTGATGCCGACCCATCCGCCGGCGGCGACGTAGGCCTGGAGCGATACCTTCGTGGCGCCGTCTTCGTGCAGGGCTTCGTGGTAGTGGTGCAGGAGCTTCTTCATCCGGGTCGAGGCGATGGCGGCCTTGGCGCTGACCAAGTCGCCGCACATCACGCGTTCGTTGATTTCGTAGATTTCGGACAGCAGGGCGACCATGCCGTCGAGGTGCTTAAAGGCGCTCATAGCCTCGGGCCTCCATGTCGGCGATGACCTTCTCGTTGTGCATGGCCACGGCGTAGGCCCGGTCGTGCTTGGCAATCCAGTGATCGCGGGAACTGGCGAGGCGGGTGACTTCGGCACGGAGGTTCGCAATCTCCTCGGACTGATCGACGATGATATGGGCCTGCAACTTCAGCGCCTCGTCATGGCGGTCCGTGAGGGCACGCAGGGCGTTGGCGGCGGTGTGCAGGGTGCGGGCGTAGCTCCAGGGGAAGAGCCACCAGAGGCGGGGCTTGGCGTTGGGTCGGATGATGGTCATGGGTTTGTAGGGTCGGTGGGATGGGTCAGGCATGGGAGGGTTTGTATTGGGCGAGGGCGGCTTCGATGCGGGCCTTGCGCTTGAGATAGTATCGGCGCTTGATGGCGGCGATCTTCTCAGGATTGGCGGCTTTCCACTTCTTGATGTAGCCGAGCATCCGATCGGGGTTGGCCGCCTGCCAAGCCTTGGCACGTGCGATGCACTTGGCCTTGTTCCTGGCGTAGTAGCGGCGGGAGGCTTCGCGGCACTTGTCCGGGTTGGCCTTCTGCCAGTTGGCGACGTAGGCCTTCATCTTCTCCGGGTTGGCCTCGCGGTAAAGACGGCGCTTGTACGCCACGATTTCTTTGTCGGTCATGGTCGTCTCAGCTGCGGGTCTTGTACGGGCCACGGACCTTGAGGTTCGTCCAGGTAGTGCCGGTGATTTCAATCCACTTGCGGAGCGAGCAGACGGTCGTGCCGAGAGCGGCGGCGGCGTCGGCCTGCGTCTTGCCGGCGGCGTTGAGCGCGGCGATCTGCGGGAGGATGGCCTGCAAGCGGTTGGCCGCGTAGACGGCCATGGGTCGCTTGAGGGGGATGGACCGACCAGCGAAGGTGAGGTGGTCGGTGTAGGGGTGGTTAGCGTTGGGCATGGTGGGAAGGTTACTTGGCGGCGTTGATGTCGGCCTGCTGCTGGGATTCGTAGGCGACGACCTTGCCTTCGGTGTCGGACTTCCAGGCGCCGCGGAACTCGACGACCATAGGGTGACGGTCAACGAGCTGCGCGATGCGCTTCTTCGCGATCATGGGGGCGAAGTCAGCGGAGGTCGGTGCGTGGTCGATGCGGGTGACGCGGAGGCGGTTGTTGCCGTAGTCGATGCCGTACAGTTCATACGACGCCCGGGCTCCGGCCTTGGCACGGTGCTCGACGATGATGGACTTCGCGGTCTCGAGGCGGTCGGCCTCGCTGATCTTGATGATACCTAGGGTGCTCATGTTTGTTGGTGGGTGGGAAATTAGCGGTGACGGCGGATGACCTTGGCTTTGACAGGCTCCGGGCCGTTGATGGCGCGGTAGAGTTCCGGGCCGAAGAAGGTGACGGCGGCGGTCCAGCCGAGGATGATGAGGGCGATGAGGGCTTTCATGTTGGTGGTGCGTCAATGACCTTGGCGGACTGTTCCACATTCGTCAAGCACCTTTCCCGACAAACCCTGCGACCCTCATTCAAGGGTCTAGGATTTTAAGCCCCCAGGTCATAAAGGCCCGCCATGTTGAGCGTACCCCTCGCCGGATAGGTACAAGTTGCCACCCTAGCCTGCCCTGTCAAGCGGCCAATAGACCCCTCTGGCTTGCCCTAGGAGGCGTTTTGACGGCGGGAGCGTATGAAGACCGCCACCCCCACCCCTAGGCACCCCACGGCTAACGCCCACCCTAGGTCGCGGACGGCTTTAAGCGCAAGGGTTGCCGCCGACAGACCCTGCTCGACCGACACCGAGTCCGACTTGATGCCGCCGTCCGTCACGATCATGACCAGGGCGTCCCGAGACTGGAGAAGGTCCAGCACGACTCCGGCGATGTACGCCGACGCGAAGGCCGACAGCCCCGCGAAGGCCGTCAGCAGGCAGACCGCCAGCAGCAGGTTATTTCCTGCGCTTGGGGCCGGGCTTGGCTTTTGCTTTCGCATGGGAAGGCTTTGTTACTGCGGCGACTTCCTTTTCGCCGCGGGCTTTGACGTACTTCAGCAGGTAGTCCAGACACTCGGGGGCTGCGTACCCTGCCGCGCCGACGACGCCCATCCGCAGGCCCGGGCTTTGGATGTGCTCCTGGATGGCGTAGCCGACGAGGGCGGCGGTGATCGCGGCGGCGAGGACACGGCGCACGACCCAGCCTAGGGACACCGGCTCCGTCGAAAGCAGCAGGCGAGCCGTCATCGCAAGGCCTCCAAGGATGGCGGCGACGAGGCCGTCCTTGGCCTCCTTCGGGATGTCCTCGGGATTGAAGGGGGCGGCGCTCACGAGATGCGGGGAGGCTTGGCGTTGGGGTTCAGGAGGACGCGGCGGTAGTCCTCAGACCAGAGCATCCGGGCCAAGTCTTTGCCGGCCTTGTCCACTTGGGCTTCGCTCAGGAAAGGGAAGGTCAGGTGAATCTGCTCGTGGCAGAGCACTTCGAGCTGACGCTTGGCGCCGAGGCGGGGGTCGACCTCGATGAGGTCTTCGCCGATGGTGGCCTGACCCCACGCACGCTCGCGGCCTAGCTTGCGCCAGACCACCTTGACTTGCTTAGGCTTGCGGCGGGACATCGTCGGAGGGTTTGTTGACGGAGTCGCGGACCTTGTCAGCCAGCCACCAGAGGCCGAGGCCGGAGCAGACCAGGAGCGTGCCGCCGGCGATGTACTCGAAGTACGACGAGTCGATGATGAAGGGGACGGCGCCGCAGAAGGCTCCGCACAAGAGCAGCGGGATGCCGATACGCGGTCCTAGGAAGGCGGTCGTGAGCGCACCGATCACGGCGAGGCCAGCGCCCGTCAGCGTCCAGACGTTGTTGGAGGCTTCCTGTTTAACGCGGGCGACCTCGGCGGTCAGGTCTTCGATGCGCTTGTCCTTCAGGCCTGAGACTCGCTTGGCCTCCGCTTGGTCGGCCTCGAGCTTCTCCCAGGCACGGTTGACGGCGGTGGCCAGTTTGCGTCCGAACTCCATCTGCTTGGCGTAGTCGATGGGGTCGGCCTTGGTCGCCCGGGCCATGGCGAAGGCCACGTCAGCCTCGGGGGGCTGGGGCAGATAGGACTGGGCTAGGCGGGACTCGGCCACGACCACCTTGGGTTTGTCGGCGTTACGCTCGATGGCGACGAGGGACGCGGCCACGCGGTGGTCGGTCTTGTCGAGGTCTTTGCCTAGGGTCTGGACGACCGAAGGAGTCGTCGGTGCGTCCGGCTGTTTAGGCAGGGGCTCCGCGTCCTTGCGGAACAGGCTGCACCCGGTCAGGGCCGCGAGGGCGATGACCAGGAGCAGGCGCACGGCTTACTTGCCCTTGAGGGCGTCGAGGATGGTCTTGCCCTTGGCCTCGATGGAGTCGGCCTTGGCCTTGTGCTTCCTCATTACGAGGGCACCAGCCAGGAAGCCGACGAGGAGGGCGAGTAGGTGGGTGATCATTGGGAGATGAGTTCGACTTTGACGAGAGGGCCGAGGTCGGCGGGGGTGACGTTAGGGTCATCAAATCCGAAGATGGCGACGTTGCCGCTCATCTGGGACATCGAGTGAACCTTGCCAGGGAACAAGGCCGGGAAGATGTTTTCCCACTCGGCCTGAAACAGGGTCGTGACTTTGTATTTAATCATGTTGATTAGACTCCCCACCAGAGGCGGGAGTTGAAGGAAAGCCAGCCGATACGCGTCGCAGCGGACACGGTCTGTTCGACCATCTCGAAGTAGAAGTTGAAGCTTTCGGGAGTTGAAGTGGAAGGGCCTGACGTAGTGGTGGCGACTTGGCTGTCATTAATCCAAAGGGTGACATTCCCTGCGCCGTCTGAATGCATCTTCCAGTCAAAGATTTCCCTGGCGATAGGGGTAAAGGAACTGGTTACGGTCGTGACGGTCGTCCCGTTGGAGACTTGCAGCTGCATCGCGTTACCCATGCCAGGGATAAGCCAACCGAAACCAGGCTCAGAGGCACTGATCGGACCGCTTGCGGTGCTAGACTTACCACCGACACTGACACGCACGGTTCCGTTGGCGTCACCGTTGTAGGTTCCATCCGTATAGAAGCCGACTTGCCCGCGTCCAGAAGCCCAGATTGCCCGGTTCCACGCACGATTAAGAACATTAGTTCCACGGGTCATGCCAAACATACCCCAACCACTGAATGAGGCGTCCCAGATTGCCATCGAGTATCCCGCGACACCCACATTAGGTCCACCGAGTTCGATTGATCGCTGAGTCGTGAGGCCACCGACTGAAGCACCAGTGCCAGAAGTAGCAGAGTTACCGAAACGCAGCCACTCGGTGCGACCAGGGTGCATGATGTAATCCATGGCCACGCGAGGCGATACGATGGTAGTCGTGCTGGTCGGTGTAGGCGTCGTAAAGGTGGCGAACGTCGGCACGGCGGCGGTCACGAAGGCCGTGGTCGCGACGGCGGTCGTATTGTTGCCAGCGGACTGGGTGACGGCGGTCGTGCCAGCCGGCAGGGAAGGCGTGCCGGTGAAGGCCGGAGAAGCCAGCGGCGCGCGGGTCGTGTCGGTCGGATGGACGTGATCCTGGCGGGCGTAGCGGAGCGATGTGCCGACGGCGGCGGTGCCGTTGACCAGAGGGGTCGCCGAACCAGCCTGACCGACGACGAAAGCCGTGGTCGCGAGGGCGGTGCTGTTGGTGTCAGCCGCAGCCGTCACACCGTTGGTCGTGCCCTGGAGCGTTGTCGTCGATGTGCCCGTGGTCGAACCGATGGCGATGTTGGTGGTCGAGCCAGCGACGCCGCCAGTGCCGATGTTGACCGCCTTGGTTGTGGCCGTAAGGGTAGCGCCCGTGCCGACGTTGATGGTAGACGCGGCGGTGGAGTTGCCAAGCGTCAGGGTCGTGCCCGTCGCCGTGATGTTGCCGTTGATGGTCGTCGTACCGAGGGCACCAGAGACTGACGATCCCAGCGTGATGTTGGTCGTCGAGCCGGAGACGCCAGCCGTGCCGATGTTGATGGCCTTGGTCGTAGCGTTGAGCGTGGCTCCCGTACCGAGGTTGTAAGTCGAGGCCGCCGTCGAGTTGCCCAGCGTCAGCGAGGCGTTGGAGAAGGTCTTGTTGCCCGAGATGGTCTGGGTGCTGCCGATTTCGACCGCCTGCTGGGTCGAGCCGTTCTGACGCCAGAAGAGGCCGCCAGTGGTCGTCCAGACGTCGCCGTTGACCGGGGTGGTCGGGGCGGTGCCATGCGGGATGTTCAGGCCAGCGGTAGTCGTGGTCGAGGCCACCGTGCCGACGAGGCCGGTGAAGGTGGCGCCAGCGAGAGGGGCGTAAGGCGTAAGCGCCGAGGACGTGATGTAGCCTTGACCAGTCACCCAGGACTGTTCGGCCAGAGTCTCGGTCGTGCCATTTAGTCGAACCTGAAGATCCGTAGACGTAGCCCAGAACTCGCCGTTGACAGGGGTCGTCGGAGCCACGCCAGGGGTAAGCATGAACCCAGCGGAGGAGGTCGTAGAGGCAGGGGTGACGACTTCGCCCGTGAAGGTCGCCCCAGCCAAGGCGGCGTAAGTAGACGCGGCGGTCGAGGTTTCGAGTTTGCCGTTTAGCGCCGTGGCAAGGTCGGTCTGGTCGCCGAGCATGCCGAGGATTTCGCCCCACTCGACGGTCTGGAGCGGGGTCGTGCCGCCGACGTTGACCGTCCAAGAGGTATAGGTGCCAGAGCCGGTGTGGTTCTGCACGTCCACGACCAAGACGCCCGTGCCCGAGTTGTAGCTCGTGACCAGCGCGTGCATATGGTTCGCCGCGTCGTAGGAGATGACCACGTCCTGCTGGGACGAGTAGGAAAGACCCGTGCCGACCGTGAAGGTCTTGGTTCCGTTGCTGACGCTGTTGCTCGTCGTCGAGGTCGTGACGTAGCGGTCGCCCGGGATGAGCGTCTGCCAGGAGTCGTCGTAGTCCGTGCCGGAGTTCTTGGTCAGCACCTGACCGACGGTTCCGCCAGTGGGCAGGCCAGCCGCAATCGGGGCGTAGTTCGACGCGACGAAGGACTGGGTGGCGTAGCCGGTGAGAGCGGAGGCCGTGAGGAAGGAGGACGGGTTGCCCGTGAGCGGGTAGTACAGGCCGTTGGCGACGGTGGTCGTCGAGTAGTCCGCAGCCGTGGCGGTGGCCATCGTGCCGAGTCCCAAGTTGGAGCGGGCCGTCGAGGCGCTGGTCAGGTCGGAGAGGTTGTTCGCCTTGACCGCGTAGGCCGACAGGTTGACCGTCGTCCAGTCGGTGTTGTAGTTCGTGCCGTCAATCTTCGTCAGGAACTGGCCAGCCGTGCCGCCGACAGGGACGCCCTGGCCAGCCGGACCCTGCGGGCCTTGGGCTCCGGGGACGCCGACGCCGATGGTCAGGACGGCAGGGGCGAAGGAACCCGTGGTGACGTTGACCGCGCCAGGGATGGTGATCGTGAGGGACATCGTTTAAGCGGTGACTTGACCGATGAGGTCGATGCGCATCGTCTCCGAGTAGAAGACCGTGCCGCCGTTGAGGAACTTGATGTCCCACTTGGCCGAGCCCAAGGCCCAGTCGGAGGTCGAGTCAGGGTAGACGAAGGACACGGAAAGGCCGTCGCCGGCCACCGTGCAGTTGAGGTCGTACTCGTTGAACTGCGTGTCGATGATGGTCGAGGTGACCGTCACGCCGATGAGGTTCGCGATGCCGCCCGGTTCAGGGTTCCACACTAGGGATGCCGAGAAGGACGATCCGCGCTTGAAGGTGACGGTGTTGCAGCTCATCGGGTCTTAAACTTGCCCCGATTGGAAGGGGGGGGCTGGGACTAGGTGATGGCCTCGAACCAGTCCACGGAAATGGGCGGCGCTCCGCCAGAACCAACTGATGTTCCTCCAGTGAACATTGCCGCAGTAATGGTGAATGTGCTACCTGCGGTCGTCACGGTACGTCCGACCAGATCCTCGGGGTATGGATCGGCAAAACCTTCAGCAAAAAAGAAGTCATCAATTGGCGGAGTATTGTCATTAAAAATAAAGGCAGGAGTGCTTACCGGTGGTCCAATCCTGAGCAGGCCATTGCCTTCGACGGTCTTAAGGTAGCCAGGACTAGCAGGCCATTCTTGATTGTAATTTCCAATTATCGGACTGGGCGGAGGGCTGGCGGTTGTTGCCCCGGTAACAGCACGCAATGCAAGCCAAGTCGAAACTCCCGCGTCCACTCCGATGAAGAATCCCATTAGATGCGGGCGTAATAGTAGCGGGCCGTCGTTGTTCCTAGCTTGATTCGGTCGCCCCAGAGAGAACTGCTTACATACTGGCTGAGAGCGCCGGTGGTCGGGGCCGTGGCCGAGTCCATGTCAAACTTGGCTAGGAGCACGTAGCCGTAGGTGTCCGTGTCGGTTAGTGCTACGTCCGAAGAGATGATTTTAGGGTAACTCGTGTTGACAGTGTTTGTGTCAGGGAAATCATATGGCGAGGTAGTCGCTGGCCCTGCCCGCAGGTATACGAAAGACTGCAAAGTCGAGGTGCTGATGTTTAACTGACCAGTGGGAGGGTCTGGAACACCGGAGGTAGCGCGGTCAAGGAGGACTTCGGTGCTGGTGATCACGTCGTCGATTTCAGGCACGATGTTATTCAGCGTCCCAGAGACGACCTGATAGCGAAAGTTAGAACCAGACGGTCCGATAGGAATGACCTTGAAAGGGTGCCGCGTGCTGACTTCGCTTTCAGAAGGGAATGGACTGGTCGTGTTGATGCTGAAGCCGTACCCACCCGAGGTGAAGCCGTAGCCCGTGCCTGGTTGAATCTTGCTCATCAGACGGCGGAGTAGACTTCTCCAGGATACCCTTCGCGGTTGTAGCGAATCTCGTAATTAATTTTAAAGATTTTAGGGGTGCCGGAGGGCTGGACGCAGTAGTCCTCGAAAGAGACTTGAGAGAGCATGATAGTCGGACGGACGGCGCCTTTGACCGTGTTGGTCCAGCTTGTGCCAAGGTGGTCGGGCAGAAGCTTGGTGCTAGAGAAGGAGTTCGTGGTGCTGGTCTTTCCGACGGCTGCACGCAGATTAGTCACCACGCTAACATTTGTGGTGTAGACACAGCCAGAGAAAGAGGTCGTCGGAGCTAAGTACTGATTTTTTCCGTAGTAATACTGTTTATCGGCGGTCGATGAATCAAGGAAGCCGACGAACCCACCGGCGTTTGTGGTCGTGCCCTTGAAGTGAGCGCCGTAGACGCCGCCGACCTTATAGTCCGGGTTGATGGTCGAGGCCGTGAATGTAGTGCCGTTGCCTGCGATGGCGGTCGTGAAGCCGGTCGCAGGGCCGAAGAAGTTCGGGTGGGTCGTGATATGCTCCGAGGTCAGGCCGTGCGAGGCCGTCACGTTCGGGCGGGTCGTGTCTCCCACCGAAGTCATGACGCCGACATAGTCAGCCGTCACTTCGTCAATCTCAAGGGTTCGGCGCGTCAGGGTGAACTTGTGGACGAAGAGGTCGGAGTATTGAGGGTGCACCTGACCGCCGACGATGGCCGTTCCAGAGACGGACTGATCCAGCTGATAGATGCCCTTCGCGGTGAGCAGGCCGTAGCCGTCGGTCTCGTAGGTCGAGCCTGGCTGGAGGAACTTCGCCGTCAGGGCGTTGCCTTTTTTAACGATAGCCATGGTTATTTTTTCTTGGTTAGAAGGGCGGCGCGGGAAGGGGTGGGGGAGGCGTTAGCCGGAGTTTCTGGCGTTGCGCCCTTATCGGTGACGTCTGCGGAAGGCGTTCCCGTTCCCCTTGAAGCGATGATCTGAAGATAGTTGAGCTGCTGCATGGCGATGACCTGTTGCTCGTGCAAAGCCGTCACGACCGGGTTGGCGCCGACGCCAATCACGTTGCCAGAAATCGAACTCGGGATGGACATGGTTTCCTTCCCTGACTGTTTGGCGGCCTTGAGTTTGGCGTCTTCCTCTTCCTTGCGGAGACGTTCGGCGGCGAGCTTCTGTTTGCGCTGGGTTTCTTCCCACTGCAAAGCGGACTTTCCAGCCTCGGTCTGTGAGAATGTTTCTAGGGCTCGCTTCTGAACGTCCTCGCGGTTGGCCATGTTCTGGGTGAAGCGAGGGTTGATGAGGTAGTTGGCCAAGTTCTCGCGGCGGAGTTGGTTGAGCAGCTTCTCGCCTTCGGGCGTGGTCGTCAGGAACATCTTGGTCGCCTCGGCCCGGCCTTCCCTGGCTGATTCGGATTCCTTCTCGCGCTCCTGACGCTCCTTGAAATACATGGCCATGCGGCGTTCGTGCGCTGAGACGAACATACTGTCGCCTTTGGCGAGCAGATCCAGACCCTCCTGAGCTCGACGGCGGGCGTCCTCGATGGCCCCGGACACACTGCTGATGGCCGACTGGAGCAAGACCATCGGGGCGAAGAAGCCAAGGAAGATGTCCTTAAAGGAGGTCGAGAACTTCTTTTTGATGTCCTCCATCTGCTTGGCAAGTCCCTCCGTAGCCTTCTTGGCCTTGTCCATGGCCTGCGGGACGTCGGAGGTCGTCTTGATGTTAACCTCTAGGGATTGGCTCATCTTTGTCGGTTTCCTTTGCTGGATTGGAAGCAGACGCGGCGGCCTGCTCCCGGGCAAGTTCTTCGGCCATGAAGGCTTCCTCGGCTGGGGACATGATCGCCACGTCGGCACCCTTGCGGATGGCAAAGGCCGAGTTCATCCAGATGGCCTGACACTCGGGCATTTCCCACGCCCGCTTTTCCTCGATCCCGTTGGCGATGAGGTTAGCGACGATGGACAGCGGCCACGGCACCCCCTTGTCGCCGCCCCCTGACTTGGTTTTGTTCTGTTCCCAGAACTTAGGCCAGTCCTGGACGAGGATGTAGCCGGCAAAGGCTTCCAGCAGGCGCTCGAACTTGGACGGGTTATTCTCTAGGCTTACGATCCGCAGTTGGTCACGCCAGCCGAATTTGCCCAAGGGTTCTTCGGCGCAGACTTGGCAGGCGAAGATTAGGTCGGCAGGAGTCACGCCACGCTCCGCAGTCAGAAGCGGAGAGTCGCAGGCCATCAGGCGGACGCGGTATTTGAGGCACCACGGATAAAGCGAACGACCCAGCAGCCGAAAGGGCGCCGGGTCAACGTAGGCATTCAGGAAGCGACGGTCCACTTCCTTGATGCTACCCCCTTTGCGGGGAAGTCAATTAGTAGGTGATGCCTTCGAAGTCGACCGCAGTCACGGAGACCGCAGTGAACCCTTGGGACGTGCCCTTGTCGTCGACCTTCGTAATGACTCCTGAGAAGGAAGCCGAAGCCGTGCCGCCCGGGTAAGCCGAAGAGGTGTTGACCGTGAAGGAAAGCGTAGCGCCGAGGACAGGAATCGAGCCAGTCTTGGCGATTCCTTCGATGGTGATCTCGGACTTGCGGTCGTCGAGACGGTGGGTGACCGTGATGCCGGCCTCGTTCACAACCATGGCCTCGGCGTTGAAGGAGGACGAGAGGCTGTAGCTCTGGACGAAGAGGTTAGAGACAGTGCCCGCGATACCGTAGACGCAGGTGGTTCCGTTAGTGATGGCGGCCATTTGAATATGCGAGGTTTGGAAGGTTAGGCAGGCGGCAGGACCACCAGCACGTCAAAGGAGAAAGCCGTAGCCCAGGAGCGTTCGTCGATGCCCTCGTCCTCGGAGCCGATGATGACGTCATAGCAGGTCGCGTCGGTGCTGGCCACGAAGGCCGCCTTGATGCTGGTCAGGTCACGCATATTACCGGACAGGGCGGCGCAGCGGGCACGGTGGTCGGCAAGGGTCGTGTCGTCGGCGTTGGAGAAAAGGGTGATGCGGACGGAGCAGGAGTAGTTGCCCAGCCCTTCGGGTAGATCGCCAGGAGCGCGGGCGGACTCGCAGAGCACGATGGCCTTGGGCAGGGTCTGGGTCGCGGCGCTGTCCCCGGTCAGGAACTGCACGGAGGTCAGCCCGGTCTGGGTCGATAGGTAGGTCGCGACAGTGGACTCGACGATGTGCCGGATGCTCTTAGTGCCCATTTCCTTTGCCCGTTATGGGAGATTAGACGCCATTACGCCGCTTCATGCGCTCGATGTAAGCCTTCAAGTCCGCAGCCATTTGCTCTTCGCGGTTGGCGATGGACAGGTTCACGGCGTTGGCCTCGGTCGCGATCTGGTTGATGTTGCCGATGATGTTGCCGATGGTGATCATGTATTCCCCAGTCGTCTTGATAGCGCGGGCGTAGCCTCCTGCGCCTGCGTGTCGGGCGATATAGGTCGATTTGCGGAGGTCTTTGCCGTACAGCACAGGGCCGTTCTTGTTAGATGGCATAGGCAACATGAGCAGGGCACGCAGCCAGCCTGCCTTTACACGGCCGACTTCCATCTGTCGCCCCTTGACGTAGTCGTTGAGCACCTCCTTGCTTTCGACGAACTGACGGGGTTCACCGATACTCTGACGCTTCTTGATGCGTCCGCCGAACTTGCCTTTAATGCGGTCGTGCGCGGCCTTAAGATTAGTCACAGTGTTAAAGCTGTAGATGTTCGAGTTGACCGGCACTCGGGCGAGGTAATTCTTAGCCTTGAGAAACGCCCGGTCATAGTTCGGGTCGTTGAGGATTCGCGTCATGATCGGCGAGATGCTCAGGGACTCCAGGCTGGACTTGCGGACAATCTTGTCGAAATCCGAACGGTTGTTGGTCTGCGTGGCGTGGGAGAGTTTGCGGAATACGATGGCCTTCTGGCTGTTGGGATTGCGGTCACCTAGGGCGATGAACATCTTCCGCGTGTCCCCGGCGATGGCTTCATTGCCTGCCGTCTCGGCCTTCTTGCTCAGGCCGCCGCCGCCGCCTTTGACCAGGGGAGGCGTGAAGCGGGCCATGTCTTCGCAGATAAGCGCGGCCTGCTTCTTGGCCGTGTCCATCTCGGCGGTGCCCGTCTCAGCTGAGAGGCGCCGTAAGGTAGCCATGAAGTCATTCATGGACTTAGGGTTCACGGTGACCGTCACCATGGCCTTACTGGTTGTCGTCGATGACGAGGAGGGTAACCCATGCCGAACCGGGCTTGTAGGTCTGGGTCGTGATGCGGACGGTCTTCCCGCCAGCCACGATCTTCTTGCCTTGGCCGAGGGAGGCGATGGGGGCACCCGACGAGATGATGGCTGCCGATGCCCCAATAGACCCGTCTGGCAGGCTCCAGGAGGCCGTTGCAGCGGGGAGCCTGACCGAGTACTGGGTCCGCTCACAATACCCCCCTGCTTCGAGCACCGTGGCGACCGCAGGGTCGGAGATGAGGCACTGGAAGGTAATGGCCCCGGAGTTGGCCGACCCGGCCACGCCGAAGTCCGCGATCATCTCCTTCGCATCGTTAAGCAGCTCGTTTCCGTAAAGGCTCATCTGTAATTGCCCGATTTGGTAGGACACAAAAAAAGACCCCCATCGCTGGGGGTCTCGTTGTTCGCGTTGCCGCGGCTGATTAGGCCGTGGTGAGGCGGTTGAGCGAGGTCGCGCGACCGACAGCGGCACCGAACAGGATCGTCGCGGTGACGTTGTAGTAGCCGCTCTGCTCCTGGCCCATGAGCACCTGCACGCCGAGGCCGGTGTCGGCGTCGACAGCGTTGGCGACTTCCCAGCCCGGGATTTCGCCCATCGGGAGGGCGGAGGCGACGGCGATAGCGTCAGCGCCGCAACCGAAGCCAGCGAGGTTGCCCGTGGAGGGGAGGCTGTTCCACTGGTAGACCGAGGCACCAGCGAGGGTACCGATCTGGCCGGAGGTCAGGATGCCAGCACCGAGGACGGAGTTGCCGATGATGGTCGCGTCGGCGAGGAGGCCGTTGGCGTAGGTCGGGTTCAGGATGAACGCGCGGGGCTCGGCGGCCTTGGCGGCGTCGAGGACGCCCTTGGAGGCGACGACTTCAGCGTAGGTCAGGCCAGCGCCGGTGTTCGTGCCGGAGGCGTAGTTGCCCGAGGTGATGAGGGCGCCGATTTCACCGAGGCAGGCTTCGGCGAGGGCGTTGGACGCCGTCGGGACGAAGGAGTTGGTGAGGAACTGGGCGCCGTAGGACTTGACGTCCAGGGGCGAGAAGCGGGACGAGACCTTGAAGTGCTTCAGGGTGACGTTCGCGGCGGTGATGGTCGCGTCGTCCTGGGCGAGGTAGCCGGACGCACCGAACTCGGTGGCGGTCGACACGCCGATCAGGGGAACCTGAACGGTCTTGCCGGCGGCGGACTCAGCGGCGGTGAAGACGCTGGAGAAGGCGCGGAGGGCGGGGAGCTTGCCCTTGAGGGAAGCGATGACGCTTTCAGCGAGGATGCTGGGAGCGTTTGCGATGGAGTTAGCCATATGTGTGTTTTAGGAGATTGAGGGTTAGGGGGAAATTAGATGGCGGCCTTGATGATGGCGGCCTTGTGCTCGGCGAAGTAAGCGTTGCGCTCCTTCGAGCCGACAGGGAGGGAGAGGAACGTAGCGAGGTGGTCGACCGCTTCGGCGCTGGGCTTGGAGTCCGCAGGGCTGATTTCGACCGGGGCCACGCCGACGGAGGCCACGATCTTCGCGGCTTCCTTGGAGGCGCTGACCTTGGTGGCCTCGAGGGAGGCGACCATCTGCTTCAGGCCTTCGACTTCCTTGGCGGCCACTTCGAGGGCGGCGACCAGTTCAGCGACCTTGGCGTCTTTCTCGGCAGCGGAAACCTTCAGGGCTTCGAGCTCGGAGGCGGCACCGACGGTGAGTTTCTCGACGGTGGCACGGAGGTCGTCGCGCTCGGCGGTGACGCCCGAGATGGCGGCGGTGGCTTCGAGGAGCTGTTCTTCGATGGTCATCTTGATGTTGCGGAGATTGGAATTGGCAGAGGCTTCGCGGTCCAGCTGCTCGACCTTGCGCTCGGCCCATTCAGCCGTCCGCATGATGTCGCCGGAGGTAGGTCCGCCCCACAGAGCCCACGCCACGGCGCCTGCTCCAGGGAAGCCGTCGTTGCCGGGCTTATTGCGGGGAGCGTCCATGTCGGCTTCGTGCCGGCGGAACCACGGACCCATGCGGCGGAGCTTGTCTTCGGACACCGATCCGTCCGCCATCTCGCGGGCTTCGCGGATGGTCTTGTCCGTGACGCCGTCGCCCGACTTGCCTTCCGCGTGCCACTCAAGGCCACGGCGGGCAGCGGACTGAACGTAGTCAGGGACGTCGATGGCCATCAGAACGAACGCAGGGCGTCGTTGAAGGAGTCGGCCAGACCAGTGACGAGTCCCTGGGCGGCGGCCTGTTTGCCGGAGAAGGTCTGACCTTCCATGGCTTCGGCCTTCACCATCTTGCGCTTCATGTTCACGGCTTCCTTGAACTCGGCGTGGATCGTGTCGACGCTGGCCTGAAGGTTGCCCATCTGGTCTTCGTTTAGGCTCGTGCCTTCGATGCCCGCGCCCTTGAACTTGCCGGACTTGATGACGACCATCTTGATGCCCTGCATCTCGGCGGCCTTGGAGTAGTCAGGGATGGCCATGTAGACGCCGATGCTGCCCACGGTGGACGAGGGAGAGGCGACGACGCGGTCGGCAGCTGAACCGATCCAGTAGGCGGCGGAGGCCATCTCGGAGTCGGTGTAGGCGAGGGTCGGCTTGTCGAGGTTACGCACCTTGTTGGCAAGTTCTTCGACACCCGTGACGGTACCGCCAGGGGACGAGATTTGCAGGGCGACCTTCTCGACCTCGGGGTTCGCGGCGAAGGCGTCGATGGCGGCGGAGACGTCGTTCACGTCCACGGCGCCCATCATCTTCTCCAGGGGCGACAGACCCTTGCCGATGACGCCCACGATGGGCACGATGCCCACGCCGTCGACGACGTAAGGAGCCGGAGCCTGCCCGAACAACTGGGCGAGCATATCCGTGAAGCCGAACTTCTCGGCGAGGACCGCGTGGTCGCTGGCCTTGGCCGGGTCGATGAGAAGGGGCTCGCGGCCCGACAGTCCGTTGGTGAGGAAACGCATGGTCTTAGGAATTGGGTTCGTCGAGCTGTTCGGGTTCTTCCTGATCGGCGGGCTCGTCTTCGCCTTCGGACTCGTCCTCGATTTCCATCTCCGCCGGCTGGACCGTGCCCACCGGGGTGTTGGTCGGACGGAAGAGCAGCTCGAAGGGGATGCCGTATTCGGCGGCGAGTTCCTTGATGTGCGCCATGTCGGCGGCTCGCTTCTGCATTTCGGAGCGGAAGTCCAGACCACGCTGGGCGTAGAGTTCGGACATGGAGAGCAGGCCCATCTCGACGTCGGCACGGTCGTTGGCGGCTTCTCGGCCAGCGTCCACGGTGACGGACTTCGGGGTCGTCCAAGAGACTTGGTTCCACTGCGGGTCGTCGGGGAGTTCGCCGGCGGCGATGCCCTGCCCGATGATGTAGCCCCACGTCGGGACGCAGAAGTTCTCGATGATGATGTTCTGATACTTGCCGAAGACGCGCCCAGCCTTGGCCGTGATCAGGCGGACGGTGGCCCCGCCGAGCTTGGAGGAGTCGCTGACGAACTCGTAAGGGAGCACGCCCATGCTGATGTCGCGCTCGAGGGCGGACAGGAAGCCGGTGAAGGTGGCGTTCGGGCGGTTGCTCTGGAAGGAGTCCATCGACTCGCCCGGCTCCAGCGTGATGAGTTTGCCGCCCATCGTGTTGGCGAGGTTGGCGTAGGAGCCAGCACCCACGGCACCGAGCTCGTTAGCCATGTCGCCATCCAAGACGCCGCCCTGCTTCTTGATGATGCGGGTGATGTCGCCGTTGTCCTTAACTGCCTGTTTTTCCAAGGCGAGGATTTCCATCTCGTCCTGGATGCTCGAAATCGAGTGCTGTAGAAGCGGCACGCCACGGGCTCCGCTCGCGTACTCCTGGTCGACGACCATCATCATGGACTGGGCCAAGATTTGGCGGGACGAGCCGTCCGAACGGTAGACGTTAACGGCGATGTACTCGCCGAACGGACCGAACTGGATGCCGTCATGCATCCCCTCGGGCGTCTTGCCTTCGAGAGGGTCGCCGACGCGGTGGGCTTCCATCAGCTGAATCTTCGGTTCGCCGGCGCCGTTACGCACCTTGGCCGCGAAGGAGTCGCCGTCACGGATCATGCCGCGCAGGAGGATGGACTGGGCCTGATAGAACGAAAAGCGGTTCGTGATGTCGATGCGCTTGGCCTTCTCCGCGAAGTAGGCTTCGTAGCGCTGCTGCATTTCCGGGGTCGACGCGTGGGACTGAGGCTTGATGCCGTCGCCCACCGTGTAGAGGCACATATCCGCGAGGATCTGCTTGAACAGGCCGGAGTTGCGCTCCGCCCATCGGCACTTGCGGACCATCGTCAGGCGGTCATAGGGCGACAGGTCGCGACGAAGGTCACGCGGTTCCGCACCGTAGGCCGAACGGCGGGCACGCGTCACGCCGACGGACTGCCAATCGCCGTAGGAAGCCTGCGGGGCAGGGCTCGACGGGGCGGCCTTGGGCGTCTTCGGACGCAGGCTGACGGTCTTGATCTTCTTGCGGATAGCCATGGAAAGTTAGTCCTGTCGGTTCTGCCAGTCCGTCGAGATGATGGTACGGCGTGCGCCGTAGGTGGCAGGGTCCAGACGAGAAAGGGCGAACATCGCCTCCGACAGCATCTCCTTCGGCGGCATGGCGAACTGCTTCGACGCGGACGACCCGGAGTCCGAGTAGCTCATGAGCGTCTTGCCCTCCGTGATCATCGACAAAGCCTTGGCCTTGATGTCCAGGAGTTCGCACTCAGTGAGGCCGATGAAGATGCCGGAAGCCATTTAG